CATCGTGATCGAGTGCAAGGAATACCGGGGCCAGCACAACTTGCCGGAGTGGTACCGCGAAGCGGAGCGCGAGCGCGACAACAAGGGCGCGTGTCTCGGCGTTGTCGTTTGGAAGCGGTACGGCAAGGGCAAGGCGCAAGACCAACACGTATCTATGACCATGGCGGAGTTCGTGCGCCTGATAAAGCTAGTGAACGGAGGTGGCACCGATGGCAATCAAGGGTGAGGGCACCGTGTTTGAGCTTATCCGAACGCCGGAGGATGACCGCGACGCATGGCTTGACCTGCGTAAGAAGGGAATCGGCGGCTCAGACGTGGCCGCTATCATGGGCCTTTCGGCCTTCCGCTCGGCCTACTCGGTGTGGGCGGAGAAGACGGGCCTTTACCAGCCCGAGGACATTTCGGACAAGCCAGCAGTCCACTGGGGCAACGTCCTCGAACCCATCGTCGGCGGCGAGTACGCGGAGAACCACCCGGCCCGCGAGGTAAGGCGCGTGAACGCGGTTTGCCGCAACCTCAAGCGACCGTGGGCGCAGGCTTCTCTTGACTACGAGGTGAAAGACCCCGTGCTCGGCTGGGGCGTCCTCGAGATCAAGACGGCGGGCGCGATGCGTGCCAAGGACTGGGAGGACGGCGTGCCCGTCTACTACCAGACGCAGGTGGTCCACTACCTCAGCGTCACTGGAAGGCCCTTCGCGGACGTGGCCGTGCTTATCGGCGGCTCAGATTACCGCGAGTACCGCATCATGCGCGACGCGGAGGACGAAGCAGCGGTTGTCGGGGCGGTCGACGCCTTCTGGTGCGACCACGTCTTGAAGGGCGAGCCGCCCGAGATAACGGGCGCGAGGGATGACGGCGCGGCGGTGTTCGCCGTTTCCGGCATGGGCGGCAAGGAGGTTCCCCACGTCGACATGTCGCAGGCGATGGCCGACTTCATCAGCGCCAAGTACGCCAAGGCCCAGGCGGAGGATGCGTTCAAGGACGCTTCTAACCGACTGAAGAAGGAGATAGGGCAGAACGCGGCCCTGGAATGCGACGCGGGCAAGTTCTCGTGGCGCAGGTACACCGTCAACCAGTTCGACAAGAAGGCGTTCGAGGCCGACCACCCGGACCTCGCAGACCAGTACTCGAAGATGGCCGTCCGAGACGGCGGAATCGTCTTCAAGCCACGAAAGGAGTAGCCAATGGGCGCAATCGCTAAGGCCCAGCAGGAGATTCAGCAGGGCAAGCCCGCGACGTTCGCGGACCTCGTCAAGAAGGTAAGCCCCCAGTTCCAGGCGGTAATGCCGAAGGGATTCAAGGCTGAGCGCCTTGCCCAGATGGCAATCTCTGCCTACAACCAGACCCCTAAGCTCGCCGAGTGCAGCGTTCCGTCCATCCTGTCCTGCTGCCTGCGCTGCGCAAGTCTCGGCCTTGAGCCTAGCGCGGTGGACGGGATGGGCCGCGCCTACATCCTCCCGTACAAGAACCGCAAGACAGGCTCGATGGAGGCGCAGTTCATCCTCGGTAAGAACGGCATGGTCGAGCTTGTTCAGCGCAGCCAGCTCGTCAAGTCGCTCAGAACCCAGTGCGTCTACGAGGGTGACGAGTTCGACTACTGGGAGGACGAGAGCGGAATCCATTTCAGCTACCGCCCAGACCTCGATGCGAGCCACGACGCGGACAAGCTGCGGCTGGTCTACCTCTCCGCGAACCTCAAGGACGGCGGGCTGGTCTTCCTGCAAATGAGCAAGAAGGAAATCGAGAAGATCAAGGCGCGTTCCAAGTCTGGCGACTTCGGCCCGTGGAAAACCGACTACGAGGCCATGGCCGAGAAGACCGTTCTTCGCCGCGCGTTCAACCGAGGGATGCTGCCGCGTTCCGTCGAGGTCGCGAAGGCCATTGCGGATGACGAGACCTCGCCAATCGTCCTTGATTCCGACGGCTATCAGGTGTTCGGCCAGACCACGGATGCTATTGAGGTCGAGTCCACGACGGAGGAGGTGGCGCAGTGAGCATCAACCGAGTGATCGTCACCGGCCACCTCACCCGCGACTCGGAGCTTAGGCAGACGGCGGGCGGGACGCCGATACTGCACTTCGGAATCGCCGTAAACGACCGCGTCAAGAACGTCCAGTCCGGCGAGTGGGAGGACCGACCGAACTTCGTTGACTGCGTGCTGTTCGGGTCGCGAGCGGAAGCCCTCTCGCGCATCCTCGCGAAGGGTATGAAGGTCGCGCTTGAGGGCAGGCTGCGCTTCTCAGCCTGGGAGAAGGACGGCCAGAAGCACAGCAAGCTGGAAATCGCCGTCGACACCGTTGACCTCATGGCGAAGCCCCGCGAGCAGGCCATGAACCCGCAGCAGGCGGCGGATTACATGTCGCAGCAGTACGGCCAGCCCGTCGCGGCGGTGCCTATGCAAGCGACGGCCCCGGCGCAGGCGCAGCAGCCCGCGCTCTACGACGAGGACATACCGTTTTGACGGGTAAGTCGGTAGCCCTCACAGGCAAGGGCCGCGAGCTTGTGTTGCGGATGTACGCAATGGGCTACTCGCCGAAGCTGATCATCACCAGCGGCCTTGGGGTTTCCCGGTACGACCCCAAGTATTCCCGGCTTGAAGCCGAGGTCCTGCGCCTAATCAGGCGCGAGGGCCGCAAGACGCAGATTTAGTAAACGCCGCCGTGGCAGCGACTCGCCACGGCGGCGTCACCAACCGAAAGGACACCAGCAATGGGAAAGAAAAGCGTTCGCCTCACGTTCACGGAAGAGGTTCTCGGGACCTCGCCGAACAACCCCGACATTTACCGCGAGTACATCGCCAGCAAGTCCCCGGACGCCAAGACGATTGAGGATGAGGTCGCGTCCGTCGGCGTCGACGAGGTGCACGAGAAGGGAATCACCGTCTTCCCGCGCCTTGAGGACGGCACCCCCTACATCTACGACTATCAGGTCAAGGGCTTCTTCAAGGATTCCTGCGGCGCTCTTTGGCGCGTCAAGGCGACCAAGTCAAGCAAGCTCAAGGCTTACAAGAAGGTGATCGACGGCAACATCTTCATCGAGCAGCGCAAGATCCCGTACCGCACCCCCGAGGGCGTCGAGTCCCCGCACTGCATCAGGCCGCTTAGGGCGCAGACCCCGCAGGGCGAGCGCGTGGCCCTCGCCGAGTCCGAGACCATCCCGGCGGGCAGCTTCATCGAGTTCACCATCATGACGTTCGATGACGGGCTTTGGCCGACCATCGACGAATGGCTCCAGTACGGCATGTATCGCGGAATCGGCCAATGGCGCAACTCCGGCAAGGGCCGTTTTAGTTACGAGTACATCGACTAACAAGCGACGGAACCGCAGGGCGCAGATCTGCAATGGTCGAGCGGCGCGGGGCGGGGCCTTGGCACGGCAACCTTTGGCAGAGCGGCGGCAAAGCTTTGAACGGCATTGCCTGGCAACGGCCTAGCTTAGACATGCCAGGGCAATGTGCGGACAGGCGTTTATGAGCGGTGGCTTAGCTTTACGAAGCAAGGCGAAGGCACAGAACAGCTACCCCGCGCACGGCAACGGACCAGCTAGGAAACGACCCGCTAAGGCATAGCGAGACAACGCTTTTCATGGCCAAGGCACAGCAACCCTAAGCCAAGCTCGGCATAGGCACGGCGATTCTAAGCTCGGTATAGCAGCGGTGATGCTGCGCTCGGCAAAGCAACGGCAAGGCGTACCACGGACTGGCGTAGGTACGGCGGAGATGTGCGGGGGCGGCTGAGTTACGCACAGAAAAGGCCCGCGCAGGCACGGCGCCGCCAAGCGTCGGCAATGCTCGGCATGACATTGCCAAGGCATAGCACGTCTTTTCTCAGCAACGGCAAAGCAAGCCTATGCCTGTCGGTGTGTTGCTCAGCAACGGCAAAGCCATCCCTGGAGCCGCAATGGAGCTGTATCGCAAATCCGGGCAGCGGAATGGCACCGAACCGGCCAGCCAAGGCGCAACGTGGACTGGCACAGTCACGACATGCGGCGGAACAGCAAAGCGTAGTACCGCAAGGGCCAAGCTTGCCAAAGACACGCCAAGGAATAGCAGTTCTCTGCGCAGACAGGCAGCGGCAGGGCAGGGTGAAGCGTTTACAAGCAACGGCACTGCAAAGAAAGTCCAGCTCAGACAACCGAAAGAACAGCAATGGAATAGCACCGCTGAGAAAGCTCCGCAATGGCAGGGCTAATTGCAGCTAGGGAGGAGCGGAGCCAGGCTTGGAATGCCCGGCTACGGCAAACAACTACTGAAAGGAGCACGTATGAAAGGAATCAAGCGTTTCAGGCAGGCGATAAAGAACCAGCAGGACTTGGGTAACGGCGATTTCCGCCTTACCTACCACGACGCGGAGGAGATCGCCGACGAGATTGACGCCGAGCTTCTTGAGATTTGTAATTCAACCGAGCGCGAGATCGGGCGATATGTGTGGGCGCATGGCGTGCCCGCCCCCGTGGACGCCGACGGCGAGGTCGTGCCGCTCACGACGAAGGTGATGTACGACATAAACGGCAGGGAGTACGAAGGAAGCCTTTACAGGTCCTTCATCTGGAGCCGCGAGAGGCGCCGGTGGTACTTCGGCGTTATCGGCGGCACACGTGAAGTCGCCAGTCTCTACCTTCACCACCACGATAGCTGGGAGAAGTTGGAGAAAGACGTCAGCAAAACCGCAGGCGAAGACATCTGCGGCTACTTCGGCCTTGCATTGAACAAGCCGTGCAGCGAGGAATGCCCGGCCAGAGATGTCCGCGACTCATGTGCGGTAGTCGCAGTGCGCGACGTGATGCGCCGCGCCAAGGCCCTCGCGGAGCGCGACGCGAAGGAGGCAAGCCGTGGTTAGCGATTCAGACAAAATGAAAGCGAAGAAGAAGGCGATGATCTCGCAGCCTATGGCCGGCAGGACCGATGCCGAGATCGTCGAGGCAAGGGAGAAGGCCGTCGAGGAACTCGAGGGCATGGGCTACGAGGTCGTGAACACGCTGTTTACCGACGAGTGGTACAGCGACGAGGCTATGAAGGAGCGCGGCGTGGTACAGGTCCCGCTCTGCTACCTCGCGAAATCGCTCGAGAACATGAGCCTGTGCCATGCGGCCTACTTCTGCAAAGGCTGGGAGAAGGCGCGCGGATGCCGCATCGAGCATGATGCCGCCGTCGCATACGGGCTTGAGGTGCTGTATGAGGATCGGTAATGACGAGCGCCGCGATGTCGCCGAGAACCTGCGAAGCCTGACCATCGGCCATTTCATCCAGTACAAGGAGCAGTTCTTCGACGAGCTTGCCGAGGTGGTGCTCGGCTTCGAGGACTTTCACGACTTCAATACTGTCCTCGAGAAGCTAGCCGACCTAATCGACCCGGAGGAGGCCGACTGTGGCTAGCGAAGATCGCGACACGCGCATCCCGTACCGCCTCGGGACCGACCAGTACTGCAAGTTCGAGGGCAGCGACGAGTACGTCCACATGGGCGACTTTGTTGTGGTCGAAAGGGGATTCGAAGAGCGCGAACGCTGCGAAAAGCTGTGCGGGGTCGAGTACAACGACGAAGGGTTTCTTAACTTCGTAAAGCTTACCTATCCCCACGAGACTTATGGCCACTACGTCGTTTTCGACGGGGCCTTCCATCAAGCGGAGGCGGTTACCAATGATTAGCGAAGAGAAGCGCGGCGACGTGACCGCAGATCTTTCCGGGAAAGTTGTCGCAAAGCTGCGCAGGGAGTTCACCCTCGTCGCGCAGGAGGTTTGGGTCGACAGTCGCCACAGGGTTGACTTCGTGGCCTTTTCTCCCGGCGTTGGCGGAAGGAACTGCGCGCTCGAACACGGAAAGTTCGTGTTCGTCGAGGTCAAGTCGTGCATGAATGACTTCAAGAGCGGCCACGGCCTCACGTTCCTCGGCGACGAGAACTGGCTCGTGTGCCCCCGCGACCTTGCGGACGAGCTGCACGACAGACGTCTCCTGCCGCTCGGTGTGAAGGTCTACTGCCCCGACAGGGGCGGCAAGCTGCGGCTCGCGTACGATTGCGGAATGCGAGGCACGGAGAGCCTTAGAGACGATTCGACGCTTTGCCTGCTTTGGTCGATGCTGACGGGTTCGTACTCGATATGGCGCACGACTAGGGATGTGTTCAGCGATTGTCATGGGGCGGTGGACGATGCCGTATGACCGCGCGGGCTACCGCGAACATTGCGGCGAGTGCCGCCATTTCATGCTCGACGCCGAGCGCACGAGGCTCAGGCGCGAGGTCTTCGGCGAGCATGCTGCACCGGCGCACTACTGCGGCAAGCTGCACATCTTCGTCAACGTTTTGGATTCACCGAGCAACCCGTCGTGCAACGCGGCGGGTTGCTACTCATATGAGAAAGGGGGCCGCAATGGCCGTTGAGATCGGAACTGTCCAGACCTTCCCCGACGTCAAGCCGGACAAGGCGCAGGCGCTGAAGGTCTTGGAGGAAGCCGCCGATGTTTTCGGCGCGTGGCAGCTGTTGGAAGACGCGGACGATTACATCGAGGGCGACGCGTTCGAGTACGCCTGCCTTATGGACGAGTGCGCCGACGTGATACAAGCGACGTGCAATTTGCTCGCGGCTTACGGGGTCCGGGACTTCACCGCGTACATGGAATCGTGCCGCAGGCGCAACGTGGAGCGGGGGCG